TGTTATTGAAGCTATCAAGAAGAAAGGCTTTACGCCTATTGATGATAACGAAGCAGATAGCCTTGCTTTACTGGATTTTGTGCTGCATGGTCAGATATTATAAAATACACATATGAAAAAGAAATTTATTACACGTAAAACTGTAAAAACCGAGAAAACCGAGTCAATTGACATAGTACAACAAGTCGTTGCTCCATCTACTGAAAACTCACCTTTAGTTGCCAGCTCGCCGTTAAGATTTACCAACTTTCCAGGCTCTATTACTACAGATGAAGAAACGCCTGCTAATTTTAGGCGTGTTGTGCAAGAAGATGAAGAAAGCAGCGAAGGAAGTTACAAGGAAGTAAAAATCACTCCTCGCAGCGAAGATGATGTTACTGTTGGTTGGACAGTTGATAATAAGGCTTATTTAGTACGCACAGATGATTTTCAAGATGTATCATCTACCGACATTCGAGTAATAAGGGATGATAACGATAAGGTAATTAGCAGAAGTTCTAAAATAGAAGCTGTAAAAAAAATATTGCCAAGTGTTTTAGTAGCAACTGGCACAGGACTCGCTATGATGCCTATTTTTAATAAGATGGTTAAGAACTCTGAGCAGTTTGGCATTGATATTCATAACGATAAGTATTTGTTTAATAGCTCAACAGCTAATACTTTTATAGTAGCTTACTTTTCTTCATTTTCTAATATGTACAGCTTTATCAAGAAGCATCAGGAGCAACTAAGCCCAGAATCAAAACATATTTGCGTCTCGGTAGGTAAAGCAGCTGCATCATTATCAATCATGTTGCCTCTTGGATTACTTTGGAGCGTAGAGCTTAGCAATCAAAAAATTGCAGGTTCTTCTGGTTTTGATGAGTTTATGGCATGGGCAACATTTACAACTGCACCGCTTGTAATTGATAGGATAGTAGACTCAGTCAATACTTTTGATAAGTTATACAACAATGACTACTTTTTTAATCTAAACACTACTGGCAGCAAAATGGTAGTCTATGGTCTTGCTGCTTTATCAGTAGCTGGTAGATCACTGGCATTTACAGAGGTTGCCAAGCAAATGGCTATTGCTATGGGCTTAAGTCCAGAAGTAGCACTTGGAGCAGGTATTGTTATTGGTGGTGTGTTCGGCTCTGGCGGGACTGCTGTTTTTGAGTATCAGGCAGTCAAATCTCTTTTTGAGCTTAAGCAAAGCGATTACAGTGCTAAGAATTTACTTATTGCAGGTTTTTCAACAGCAGAGGGAATATGGTTTACGCTTCCTATTATATCTTTAGGCTTAACTGCTACGGAGGGTTGGAATCCTCTGCTAAAAGGTGCTTTGCTTGTGCCTGTTCTAGTTTCTCATACTACTTTGGAAGCTACAAGAATATATGATAATATTTCAAATTTTTGTGATTATGTTTCAGATGGTATAAGCTCTGTTAAGGACTGGTGCTTTGGCAGTAATGACATCCAGCTTGCAGGCGATGTTACTCCAGTTGATGTTGAATATTCGGTTTCGGAATAAAATATATTGGCTTCTGCTAGCAAGAGCCAGAAATTATACTACTAAAAAAAGCGTATACTAGTATACGACATTTTTGCGAATCAAGCCTTGCCTCTTTTTGCTTTCTAGGTTACAATCCGCCGAATTTTAATATTTAGTTTATGACTCTTGATGAAATAATGTCGCTTGATGCAAGTGATGCCCGCAGGACTAGAAAAATAAAGAAAATACTTGTTAACCAAGGCGTTGATCCAGTCAATTTTGCTTTATACTTTACTTCAATAGCTAAAAAGGAAGAATTACAAGAGTTCTCGCAAATACTTGTGGAAAATGTTAGTGTCAAACAGGATACCTTGATTTTTGCCCTTGATTCAATTGGAGCTTTTGAGGACATCTTGATAGAAGCAGCAGAAAAAGCGGAACAGGAAAGAGAATAATAATGTCTATAAATTGGCAAGTAACTAAAGTAAAAATTAATGACTTGAAAGATTACGACAAGAATGCTCGTAAGATTTCCAAGGATGCACTTGAAAAGCTTGCTACTCATATAAAACAGGATGGATATCATCAACGGATTATCTGTAATACAGATTTTACTATTATCGGCGGTCATCAACGTAAAAAGGCTTTAATAATGGCAGGCTTTGATAAGGAAGATTTTATAGAGTGTTTAATACCAGATAAAGAACTCTCAACGGATGAAATAGACAGGCTTAATATTCGGGATAATATCAGTTTTGGTGAATATGATTTTGATTTATTAAAAGCAAATTTTACCTTACCTTCTCTAAAAGAGTATGGCCTTGATAGTGATTTAATTAGAGCATTACAAAAAGATGAGGATAAAAATCTACTAGAACAAGAGGACGCAGAAGTTGAAGCTTTATCTTTAGAGCCTAATGCTAAACTTGGTGATATTTACGTTCTTGGGTCTCATCGTTTAATGTGTGGTGATAGTACTAACCCGCAGCATGTTGAAAAACTAATGGATGGAGCAAAGCCGATTTTAATGGTAACTGATCCGCCGTATGGAGTGAATTATGAGCCTGAGTGGCGGGAGGGAGTAGGTACAGGAGCTAGAAGCACAGGCAAGGTACTAAACGATGATAGATATGACTGGTCTGATACTTATTCGTTATTTACTGGAGATGTAGCTTATGTCTGGCATAGTACAAAATATACTCATAAATTTGCTGAAAATCTGGAAAATTGTGGCTTTGATTTAGTGAATCTTGTTATTTGGAAAAAACAGCATTTCGTAATTAGTAGAGGTGATTACCATTATCAACATGAACCTTTATGGTATGCCGTGCGGAAAGGAAAAAAGCATAATTGGCAAGGGCAGCGTGATCAATCTACCGTATGGGATATACATAATATTCTTACTCAAGGAAAGAATAAGGAAGAACAAACTGGACACGGCACACAAAAACCAATTGAGTGCATGCTTCGGCCTATACTCAATAACTCGGCGTCAGGTGAGAGTGTATACGATCCGTTTGGCGGTAGCGGTACTACGTTAATTGCCTGCGAGAGGTCAAAGCGTAATTGTTATATGATGGAGTTATCACCTGCTTATATTGATGTTATAATAAAAAGGTGGGAAAAAGAAACAGGACAAAAGGCGGTTTTAGCTAATGAGTAAGGAAAAAGATAAGGGAGGGAGACCTCCTATTGTTCTTACTGAAGAACAAAAAAAGAAAGTTAGAGACCTAGCTTCTATTTGTACTACACAACAAATAGCGGATTATCTTGGTATAAGTAGAACTGTTTTTTTTGATATTTTAGAAAGAGACGAAGAAGTTTCTGTACTTTATAAAAAAGGGAAAGCAGAAGGACATAATTTTGTTGCTGGCAAATTAATGGAAAGAGTTCAAAAGGACGATACCGCTGCAATGATTTTTTACCTTAAAACCCAATCCCGTTGGAAAGAGCCTAAAGACGATGATGAAATCAAAGATAAGGAGCTAAAAATCACCGTTGAGATTAAAGAACACGAGAATCTTGATAAGCTTACACCAGAGCAGATAAAGCAATTAAAAGACAAGGGGAGTTTGTAAATGAGTTCACAGGAATTAAGATTAAAATGCCTTGAGTTAGTACTAACTCATTTAGATATAAGAGACCCAGAAGAAATTATTGCTGTAGCAGAAGAATTTTATAATTTTATAATTCCAGACGAGGTTTATAAAAGAGAAACAAACTCGCCAGCAATGGAATTATTGAAAACTCTTAACTCTAAGCATGCACTCTAAAATCACTGTTCCTCTTTATTTACATCCTATTTATAAACATCATTATACATATATTGTATTACATGGGGGAAGAGGTGGGGCAAAGTCTTTGTCCATTGTTGATTACCTGATTTTTAAAAGTTTTGAAGATAAAAATTGCCAATATCTTTGTGCAAGAGAAATACAAAATTCACTTCTAGCTTCTGTATTCTCGGTTTTTCAAGAGAAAATTTATGATCTTGGATTTAGCGATTATTTTAGAGTGGTTGAATCACGAGGCTTAATTCACAATATTACATCTGACGTAAAGATTCATTTTAAGGGATTATGGCGTGATCCTAATGCTATAAAAGGTATTGTAAACTTAAAAAGGCTTTTTATAGATGAAGCCGCAAGTATTTCAAGACACAGCTGGCGAATAGTAACACCAACAGTTACAAGGGTAGATGCTCCACAAATTATAGTTGCTTTTAACCCTGAATTTACAACCGACATAGTATACGAAGAATTTATTGCTAACAGAACCCGAGAGAATTGTTTTATTAAGGAAGTTTCTTATAGAGATAATCCTTTTAAACTACCTGATGAATTCTTTGCTGAGCTCGAGGCTCTTAAAAAAAAGGACTATGATGAGTATTTGCACGTTTATGAAGGACACTGCATAAGCAATTCAAATATCAAGATTTTTAAAAAGGGAACGCACTGGGACGTTTTGGCTTTTGAGGAAGAAGAATCAGTCGAGCTTGAATATGGTTTAGACCTTGGCTTTACTCCATCGCATCCTACTTTTGGCTTGCGTTGTTATGAGAAAGATAA